CTGCCCTGTGGCAAGCGAATCATCCTTATCTGCATACACCGTGGCGCCGTTCACTGTGGCATTGACGCCCCACGTGTATACAGTGGAAGCTGCACCGCTCGATCCAGCAGTCGTGACCGTCATGCTGAACAAAGCGGTAGGAAAGGCGATGGGGAAACTGACCGCAACGCTACCGCCGCCGCCGACTTGATTGATCCCCCACTGCATGATCAGGCCATTGGGCAAACGGGCATACCCTGGAGTGCCGATGGACACTGGATACAGCGCAGCGGCTGGAAAATCCGCCCAAACATAGGTAGTTGGCCCAGGAAAGTTGACCAGCGACCCGGCATTGCTGCTCGCCAATACCTTGGTGCGCGCCAATGACCACGGCGAGCCCTGCGTCAGCGTGCCTAACCCCACTTCCCAGTTCGTGCCGTCCGATAGGCTGTAATACGTTGTATCGCCATTGCTGTAGACCGAGGAGAACGCGATATAGCCGGTCACCGCGCCGACATTGAGCGAGATCGGTCCAGTGCCGCTGGTGGTCGTGGTTTCCTGCACGCGGTCGAACATCTTGAAGGACATTAGGTTAGCTCCGTCTCATGGTCGACAACCATCTCATCCCAATCGTAATCAAGCTCGTACGGCGATCCGCTTGGCGATCCGCCCAGCCGGCTGACATTGAGCACGAACGGATTGCCGAGCGCATCCAGCAGATATCCGGTCAGCGTCGGCCCGACAACAGGATTGGCATTCGCAGCAATCGAGATCACGCCTCCCGACATCGGTCCCGAGGACATCGGACCCTGAATAGCCGAGTTGACATTGCCGTACGCCAGCAGGAACGTACGCTCCGAAATACCAACACCAGCCGGCACCAAGTCCAGTTCCCCGCTGTTGAAAAGTGCCTGCACTAATGGCGAAGGCGGAGTCCCGACCAGGATAAACGAGACCGTCATATCCTGGTTGTCCACGTAGAACAGCATGTAGCCGTACAGCGACCAGAACGCGTTCATCACCGTCAGCGCGCCCGGCACTGTGCCGTCCCAGTGGTTCTCGGCCACCTTGGCGTATAGCAGCAAACGGTACGAATTGTCGTCCAAGCTGGTGTACACCGTCCCAGGTCCGGAAGCGACGAAGTAACCGTCCGCCGACATTGGGCCTGCAGCCAGCGGCGCGGCGGACATCGGCGCGGCAGCCTTCGCTTGCACCGGTACCGGTACGTAGAAGTAGCACGCTCGCGTGACGCCGATCCACTGCCCGACAAAATCAAGTTGTTGCCCGACCGCGGTATCCAGATCAAATGCGCCCATGATCTGCTGACGTACCGCGATCTGATCGGCAAATGGCTGCGTCAACGCCGCCACCGCAGCCAGGAACCGCGGTTTTTGGTGCTCGCTGGTCACGAGCGACGGATAGGGATTGGCCGCGCTCATGATATGAGAGTCACATTAGTCGCTGCACAGGAGGCGGCAGCATTAAACGCGATTGGAATATTTCCTGTGCCGCTAGGCGCAGGGGTCGTAGCCACCGTCAATGCGTTGATAAAAAACGTCGGATTTTGTATGCCAGCGACAGCAGCCGCGGCGCCATACAACGAGGAATAATACAATTCCTCGCCGATCCCCAGCGAGTTGATGAACGCAATGATGGCATTGACCACCGCCGTGCCGATCGCAGCCGTGTACCCGGAAAGTGGCTGGATAGAAATATCTACATACAACGTGGTCAATGCGAGTTCGAAGAAGTTGATCGGTATACTGATCCCGCTCGGATCCTGCACCACCTGTGCAGTAGTGCCATAGGTACCGGTGCCAGGACTCTTGTTAGCCTCGATCGCCTGCGCCACCGCAGCGGCCGTACCGCCCTGCACGATGACCGAGACTGCGTGCCCAGGCACGTTGTTCACGTCCGTGTTGCTAGTACTGTTCACGTACACATAGGACGCCGTAACGCCTGGCACCGCAGCCACTGCAGCCGCCAGCGATTGCAGCGGTGTGCTGGCCGGCAGCGCCACGCTAAGCGCCTGGCGCACTCGCAGCGCAGCATCCGTCTCCACCGCAGCGCCCGGCGCCGCGTCCGCAGTGCTGAGAAATGACGTCCAGCCGTATTGCGGGGTGTAAACCGTGTTTATCGTGCCCGCAGGCGCATATATGGCCCCGCTGGCCTGCGCGGTAACGCTTACCGTAGCAGTGCCACCAACCCCGATAATTACGCTCGCTGGGAGGTTCCAGAGGTTTCCGTTCGCATCCTGCACCACGCCGTTGCTAACCACTGTGCCAGCGGTGCCGATCACGGTGCCAACTGCAGTACTGTTGCTAGAGGTCTGGCGTTTTAGCCCGTTGATCCGCACCAAGCTCGAAAGCTGTGCATTCTGCGCGTACGACGGGGAGAACGATTGGTATAGCGCCACGTCCTGCTGGTTGCCGTCTGATACAGCCTGCGCCACCACAGCCAGCAACTGCCCGTCCTGACTGTCGGGTGCGATGTAGGCGTCAGAGCCGAAAATCGACTGAAAGCTCGCCTGCAGCGAGGCCAGCACATCGGCATACGTGGGAATGGTGAAGCCAGTAGGCGCCAGCGTACCTGCTAACGAAGCGAGGGGATATGGCCCACTCATACCGACACCATCACTGGTGTAATGCTGTAGATGGTTTGCACCGACGCGATCACGGACAGTGCGCGCCCGATCAGCGACGATGAATAGCTGAGCAGTTGCGCTACGCCCTGCGTACCGAGGATGCGTGCTTTGATCGCCGCGTCATACGCAGCCTTAGTGTTGAACCCAAGCACTTGCTGGAAGTACGGCGTGCCTTGCGTGGAGTCCAGGAACCACTCGCCGGTCCACAACAATAGCCGGGTCTGCACGGCCTGCGCCACGGCGGCCGCCGAGTTCACGAGGAACTCGCTCGGCCCCTGGCCGAAGACGTAATCGCCGTTAGAATCCAGACGTCGATATCTCATGGGTTGAATGGTGCCGTGGTTGGCGCCCCCTCCCAGTTATGCAGATGCTCATAAATCTGCAATCCGTTTACAGTAACCGTGCTATTCGGTCCATTGATCGCTATGGACGTGGCCGATTCGATCGTCACAGCTCCTTGGGCATCAATCGTTACACTACCGCTAGCAGTTATTTCGGCATCTCCGGTCACGTTGATCGGCCCGGTGACGTTCACTCCGCCCGGCGCTACGATGTTGCAAACATGCCCCGCGGCGAGTTCGATATACAGATCGCCGTCGTCCGAACGTAGCTGCACGGAATCCGTGCTGACGTCGGACAGCACGTTGGGCTGCGAGACTGGCCCTACCAGCGCAAAGCCATCTGATAGATCGTGCATCCGCGGCTCCACGGCTTGCATCACGCCGCCTTGCGCCCACCAGCCATCGATGCAGCGAGAGGCAAACACAAGCAGACATTCATCCCCTTTCTCTAATGGAAAGGTGAGCGCGTAGCCGCCTCCGCGCGGGAACACCACTGGCACGTCCGGGAGCGGGGGCATCTCGATCGACGTGCCATTGCCGTATTGATCATATTTTTGAAACGAAATCGTAGGCAGCGCAGTCACTGTCTGCGCCTGCGCGTCGTACGACAAGATCTGCGCTGGCAACGCGGTCCACATGCGCGATTGCAGCCCGCGCAGCGCCACGCGCAGTGCGATGCGCGGATCTTCGGTGCGCTCACGCGGGTCCATCTTACTGGGCCTCTTGCAGTACCATGGCGTTCATCGGATTGGCCGATGGACTCATTGCCAACGCCGTCAGGTGGCTGTACCACGGCACGCCGCGCGTGTCGCCATCATGCTCAACCACCCACACGCGATACAGTCCATCGGTAGACACCACAGCATAAAATTGCAACCCGGTCCACTGATTGAACGGGATCGGTGCATTGGATGGATTTTGCTGTACTAGCTGGTTGATCAGTTGGTTGGCGATCTGTACCCGACCGCCCACAATGATGCGCGGATTTAACAGGCATTGAATCTTGATTCCTTCGTCGGTTGCCTCCGGTATGCCGACGATGCCAGTGAGCTCCGAGAGCTGCACGATGTCACCTGGGCGGTAGGTGGCCATGCTCGTGATGATCAGCTTACCGCCTTGGACGGAAACGGATGCCTTCAGACGCTGCGCCGTATCGCGCAGGAAATCCGTCGCCATACCCCACATCACCTTGCCGCGAGGATTGGGCAGCGTGCCGCCGGTGTCGTTCTGTGGCAGATTTATCTCGACATCGAGGCCCAGCGCTTTGGCTGCTACAGCCACGTGCTGCTCCGGTGTGCTACCGGCATTCAAGGATTGCTTGACGGTTTCGTAGTTC